GTGGACTTACAGCTACGGGAATAGCTCCTGAATTAAACAGGATTCCCTTTTAATCCCATGTTTCGAATGAATCGAAACGGGAACCAACAAATTTTGTGTTGCAAAAGTAGAATAATAATTTGATAGATTTAGTAAGCATCTATCATCTTTTTGGAGCGATCAAGAGACTTAATATCTTATTTATCTAAAACAATGAGATTTAGAACAGAAAATATTAACCACCCGTAAAGCTGGCTTATACAATTATTGAGTTCATTCCGCAGTTGTAAAATTGACTTGTACTATTGTAGAATTGCTTTCGCGGTTGTAAAGTTGGCTTATACGATCGTAAAGTTGATTCCGCGACTATAAAGTTAAATACACGTTCAATTTGTTTTATTCCGGGAAATTGGAGTCAGGCTAGTCTGCTAAGAATTTCAATCCTTGCTGCCACTCGCCATAGCCCGACAGTTTATTGATATATCTGGCTTCGCCCCTAAATATAAAATAGTATCGGTTGCCGGTTGAATAAAGTAGGGGTATTTTACTTTATTCACATCACGGTTTTCAAAAAAGCCTGTAACAGGAAGTATACAACGACGGCTAATTATATTATTTCGAAACGAAGGCAGCTCAAAAATAGTTTCAGCTTTTGCATTGAGAGTTTTGTTTCTTATTTCCTTAGCAGAACTGTTGTCGGGAGTCCATGAAGGTATCAAACTCCCATTTATAAAGGGTTAATCCTTCATCAGTCAGTATAGGCAAACTTGGGTTGTCAAAACCATAAGCCATAAACATGTCAGGAAACTCCGGGTTAACCGGCTTCTCCTTCTTTTTCCTTTTTACAGGCAGACTCGCTTGATATTGTTCGGCAGTCAGCAACACGCCATCACGTAATACAGCTACAGTGAAACACATAACTATTCGATTAAATTTCGTATGTGAAATAAACAGCTAAGTATCAATTTTGGTTCAACTATTCAATTTAATTATGAAACAAAATCACTTACTTTGCGCTTATAACTGATGACAGTAAATAGTATTTTAATGTGCAAAATATCAGTGGAATAGAAAGAATCATAAAAATAAACTGATAATAAAAATGTTTGGTTTAATCGATTGCAATAACTTTTACGCTTCATGTGAACGTGTCTTTCAACCCTCACTAAATGGAAAAGCTATCGTTGTTTTATCTAACAACGACGGTTGTGTTATTGCACGATCTGCCGAAGCAAAACTGCTAGGTATACCAATGGGTGAACCCGCCTTTAAACTTAAAGAATTAATCGACAATAACAAAGTTGCTGTCTTCTCATCGAACTATGTGCTGTATGGTGATATGTCGCATCGGGTAATGACTACAATAGGGGCCTTTGTTCCTGAAATGGAAGTATATTCTATAGACGAAGCTTTTCTGTTACTAGATGGCTTTGAAAACATAAATTTGAATGAGCTTGGCAGTAATTTAGTACGTACAGTCATTCGAAATACTGGTATTCCTGTTAGCCTTGGAATCGCTCCAACAAAAACCCTTGCCAAAGTGGCCAATAAGTTTGCGAAGAAATACAAAGCCTACAAAGGTGTTTGTATAATTGACTCTGAAGAAAAACGAGAGAAGGCTTTAAAACTTACGAAAATAGAAGACGTATGGGGAATAGGGCGGCAATACTCAAAGAAACTGCAATATTACAGCGTGAATACAGCATGGGATTTCACTCAGCGAAGCAAAGCATGGGTAAGACAACAAATGGGCGTTGTAGGCGAAAGAACATGGCTTGAATTGTGTGGTAAGCCTTGTATTGAAACTGAATCACCAAAGTCAAAGAAAACAATATGTACTTCACGGAGCTTTGGAGAGAAACTTACTACAATAGAACCGATATCGGAGGCAGTCGCGAACTTTGCAGCTGGTTGTGCCGAAAAATTGAGGGTCCAGAAGTCTACTGCAGCTATGATTAATGTATTTATTCATACCAATCCTTTTGCAACAAATCAGCCACAGTATTACAATCAAATAACATTGAAGTTACCCGTTTCCAGTAATGATAGTACAGAATTGATAGAATATGCTATGAAAGGGCTAAAAGCAATATTTAAAGAAGGATATAAATACAAAAAAGCAGGTGTAATAGTAAGTGAAATTACTCCTGAGCGACCTTTACAAGCTGATATGTTTGATAACCGCAACAGAGCTAAATACAAGAAAGCAATGCTTGCAATGGATCAACTAAATGCCTCTTATGGACGGCAGAAAGTGAAGATAGCGGCTCAGGGCTTTGACAGGAAATGGAAGCTTAAAAATGAAAAACTATCACCATGCTATACTACAAGTTTGAAGGATGTACTTGTTGTAAATGCAGAATAAAAAACAGCTCAACTTAACAAGTAGAGCTGTTATACTTAATTTGAATCTATAAAAATAATTGCCTTGGAGTATATTCTGTGATTTTGCTAACATTCAGTGATTTAATGCCTTTATTCACCTCGTTTATAAAATCATTACATTGTTTCTCTGTCATTATCTTTGTAGAGTATGCTTGCCAGAGAAAATCTAGAGTAGTAATATACTGTATGCCATTTCTATCACAATAATCTGTTATGTCCTTAACATCACTGCTTGCGACTACATCGTTGTTATATTTACAATATACCATACAAAGACTCTCTCCATACCCGTATTTATTAGTCAATATCCCAAGCTCTTTGATCATTTCATAATTTGGACTCCATTTTATTACTGTAATACTTTGGGGAAAATAATGAAGAAAATTATCAAGATATACTCGAGTTGAGTTCAAATTCCTTAGTTCTTTATTTAATAATTCGTCAATTATTACAAACTTATATTGTGGAAATATTTTATGCAGGCTGTCTAAAGCCTTACCTTTAATAAAATGAATTATTACATTCGCATCTATTACTATCTGAACCTGTTTACTCATTAGCATTGGGTGTTGGATCAATACCAATTATATTCATTAACTCATAATAATGGCTTTCAGATATCTTATTTTCAGAAAATAACTTTTTTGCAATTATTCCATAGTCTCCAATCACAGCACCTTCGTTACCGGGTTCATAAAGAGACAGACCAAATCCATATTCTTTTGCAGTTTGCTTAATTTTGAGGTGGATAAAAAAATCATATTGACCTGAGTTTATCATTCGCAAAGAAACCAAACGATTAACTAATGCAGCATGTGAAACCGAAAAGTAATTTTCTAGCTTTAGTATCGTCGAAATAGATATTTCCTTGTTTTCTAGCTCCACCAAAGGTATCATTTTCTTTAACCCCATTTCAGGCATTAAAAGTTCCGCAGCAAATGCATCTGCCATCTTCTCATCTAAGTCTGCGCCTACAGAGTTCCCTGGATTACAAAGATGTGGTTTAAAATTTGACTGTATAAAAAGATGATAGAGTTCATGTGCTATTGTGAAATGTTGCTTTCCTCTTGGATGGTTTGAGTTTATTAGCATAAATGTCAAATCATCTTTTTTTAGACACATCCCTGAAAAATTATCTGATAAAGGTCTATAACAGGTTAAAGTATTAAGCTTTAGCAAAAGACTTTTGCAATTTACTGGCTCAATTTCACTTAAAGATTGATCTTTTCTAAAATCAAAAGCTTTTATAGAAACATCTGTAAATAATTTTGCCATTTCAATAAGAATACATTTTTAAATAACTACGCACAACATTTTTAAAAAGGGACATTTCTTTAATATCTTCTTCATTGGGATTCTTTACTCTAAATGCACAAACTAATTCATTTTCAATTTTACTTAGATCTTCTTCAAAAAGTGCAGAAAAAGAAATTCCATACAATTCACATACTTTTAAAATCAACTCATACGGCATTTCTCTTAATCCTGATTCATAATTTGCATAAGCGCCTCTATCGATGTTTAAATAATTTGCAACATCCAATTGATTGTAATCTGAGGCATTCCTAAATCTTTTTAGATTCTCGCCTACAATGGTTTTCATATAGTCTATTTATTGATTGAGTTATACTTTTGATAAGTATTTATATATACATAGTGTTGCAAAAGTAATTAAAATATTTATCATACACTATTTTTGCAACACTTTTATTCTATAACCGAATTTTTGTGTTGTTTGTTCATGTATCGCTCTTTATTTTTAGAATTAATAAAAATACTTCAAATACACAGTCATTTCAATAATCTTGATATTATCACATCATTAAAACTATTTAAAGATATTCGAATAGTCAATTTACAATCAGATTTTATTTATTTAAATCTTAGTTCCTAGTTCTCCACCATTTTTACGCTTATAATTAATCCCTAGCTTTTTATCAATCTCTCTATCTTTCTTTTTAAACCAATCATGTATTTCTAGGTTGTCTATAAAAAGTCGAAGTCGACTTGGATCTGATTTGTCATTTTCGATTTTAGCGATTGAGTGATCTGTTTCAAATCTGTAGAAGTGTTGAGTAGAATAGATTTTACCTTTAAACTCAACCGGTTTAAAAGTGAGTATTTTTTTTATCAATTCCTCAGAGAACTCAGCAAATCTACAGATTTTCTCAATAATGAATAAATCTCTTATACTTGGGACCATCTCATATATCTTTCGGAGTTCTTCGCGTAGCTTATCTGTAGTGATCTTATATTCATTCTTCAGAATATCGATGCGCTTATTTAGTTGCCGGATCTCATTCTTTAGATTTGTATTTTCGGCTTTCAATGTATCAATCTCACGCTGTTGTTTTTTTAGTTTAGAACTATCAAATACTGAACCGATACCCTCCATTGCCGATGTAGCGACATTAACCGCAACACTCTTCATCTTGTCAGTTTTGATCTCCCGTTTAATTTTCATTAGTTCACCAGTCACTTGATCTTGTTGGTGTAGCAAACTACCAATATTGTTTTGCAGGCCGTCTGTTTGTGACAGCAATTCACGGTAATACTGCGATGTTGATATATGCTTAGCTTCTGAGCCGTCAATTCCTCGTTCTAGCCCATAATTATGCATGGATTCAGAATAGCTATTTTGGTATTCTTTGAGCTTAATCCTAGTCATTATATCATCTGCGCAAAGACGAACGGTACCAATACTTTTCTTGTTGTATTTTTTCTTTGGGGTAGATTGTTCTTGCTTGGACTTTCTTCTTTCTCCGGTAGTAATGGGTACTATAGTGGCATGTAAATGTGGTGTTGATTCATCTAAGTGAAGTACCGCGGATACAACATTATCCTTACCATAGGTTCTATTTAGCCACTCAATATTGTCATTGCACCAATCTTCAAGCCGGCCGCCCGATTCTATTTCTTTCATTTTATCAGGACTACCGGTAAGTAAAATTCTAATCGCTCGAACCTGAGTCTTTGATATCTTTCTGGAAATACCCGCATTATCTATTCTATGTTGAATTGCTTGTGAGCGACTCGCGACCCCTTCAGGGAACATTATAAGTTCTTTGTTTAGATGAGTGCGTAATGGGTCGGCATTCGCCGGTGATATAGTTCTTTCAATATGCATTGACATTCCAGTATCGGGTCCGGATGCTTTTTCTAAGTGGAGAACAGCGTAGGGCATATCGTTTTTTAGCTTGGGTTTTGTATTTGTAAAATCGTAGATTTTTCTTGGGTTTCCAAAGGGGAGATCCCCTTGGCTTAGTGGGCTTTTTTAGTGTAGTGCAACGTAGCGTAAAGAAAATGCCCTAATAAGCTATGGCATTATTTATAATGCCGATTGATCGCAATGGAGTTAAAGATTTGTGGATTATTAAGTCATTTGAATCGATAGGTGCCCAGTTTTTTAATACGTGTATTTTGATATTTTGGGTTGCAAATGTATGAAATCTATTTGAGAAACATGAATGTTTTTCACAATAATAATCTTTAAAATTTCATTTTCATGGATACAATACATTCCTGATTCTGTGACAAAATTTGTTCCTTCAAAACGACCGCCTAAGTCTAACTTAGGCGATTCTTCATTATCTAACCATGAAACGACAACTCTTTATTTTGTTGACTAATATAAGAAGACACGCCTAAATTGGCGACTCTAAACTCTTCAGGACAATCTAAATTTTCGATATCTCTACATACTTTATTGTGTTCTTTTCCAAATATCTCAGAAGTTATTAAAGAAGTTGTAATGTTTAAACCTTTTGGGTTTGTTTTTACTAATGATTCCATTGTATGTATATTTTGAGGGTAAAAAATAAAAGGCAAAGAAAATAATCGCATGTTGTGACAGTTTGCGACTAAATTCAATGCCTTTGTAAATTTCTTTGGCCGGAAACTGTTTTCAAATGAATATGATCTATTTAAAAACTTAGTTCCAGTCTTTGTAGAAATTTATTCTTTTGATTTCTCTTTGTGTGCTTCAAATACAACATTATCAATGGCCCAAAACAATTTAGTATCTACTTTAGAACGAATCTGTCTTAGGATAGTGTCCATAATATAAAAATTCTTCAACATGGCCGATTTATTGTTTTCTGGGAGTTCTTCGGCTATTTCTATTGCTAAGGCCAATTGCTGATCTATTATTTCAAAAAAGTTTAAAATATCAGTTCCATGTGTTTGTGTGCAGCTTTTAAGAATAGTAATCTCTTCAGTTAGTTCATTGAAGTCTATTTGTTTCATATTACTCATTTGTTTTCATGTTTTGACATCAATAACTGCATTTTTGTTTCTCTTTCGACAAGTGAGGTTAAGTGTATGATCAAATCTTTTGCGACTTCCATTGACGTTTCTAACTCTGTCGGTTTTATATACGATATTGAAATTTCAGATATTTTGACTAGCTCTTCATGGTTTATTGAGATAACCTGTTCTCCTACTAAAATATTATATTCCAGATTACGAATACCGGAATCTATACGGGTATCAATTGCTTTAATAAGTACTGATCTATTGCCGGATGTAATTGTTGTCATTTATTAGCTCCTTCCATTTTTGAGGTTAAATTGTTATTGCTATTCGGATTTAAATATTCATTATTTTCAAGGGCATAGACAAGATTATCAATATTTAAAAAAAGCTCATCAGTCACCTTATCTCCAACTATTTTCAATATTGTACCCATTTGCCATAAATTTTCATATGCAATATCGTTCATATCAACTTTAAGTAATTCTAACCTTTCTAATGTATCACCTATTTGTTTTTTCATAATTCTAAACAAGTTGGTAATATCATAACCCTCAGATTGGTCGTATGATTTCAGAAAATCGATTTCTTTAGCAAACTCTTCACTAAAAACTTGCACTTCTGTTTTTTTAGTTGTCTCCATGATTGTAATTGTATTTGACGTTTATATTAAATGATTGATACTAAATTTAATTTTTTGAAACAGCGAAATTCTTGCTTTTCCGTATCAAAATAAGTCTGTACGGTTTCGTTTTTAGCCATTTTGTTTGGGCTGGTGATAGTTGATGTGTATTTCCTATTTAAAGTTCCCCATGCTTCTCGTATTGATCCATCAACCTTTTGGAAGTAGAACTTTACTACGCCTTTTTGCATCTTTTGAACTAACTTGTAGTTTATCCAGGCACATCTCAAACATTTTGAGAAACATTCACCGGTGATACGGTAGAAACTCCAAGCGGACTTCATGATTTGAGATAAATTTTCTATCTTCATGGCTGTAATAATTTGCTGTTTTAATCTCCCTTGTAGCAACTTGAATTATAATAGGCTGCCATTGTCTCAGCTGTTGCACTCCAGGCAACAGAAATACTATTTTGAGTGGTAAGCAACGATTCTGACAAGGCCAGCTTGTTAGAATCGTTTTTGATAGCTTCTTTCATCTCGCGCCAAACAGTTATCAAAGCATAAGACAGTGAGTAACATCTCGTTTTTACCAAATACCAAGCACGCTTGAATAATCTGCTTTTGTTGATTGGGTTATTTGTTTTCATGACTTTGTGATACTTTGTGTTATTATTTCGACACAAAGATACATATAATATCACGATGAACAAATTATTTGAACAAATTATTTGATATTTAATGTTATTTAATACTTTGTTTGTGATTATATAAGTTACATTTTGTATTTTTGTACTCAAACATATAATATCACAAACTATGAATCTACGCGTAAAAGAAATTTGTAAATCAAAAGGTATTACTATTGGTGATCTGGCCGAAAAGATGCCAATGGCAAGAGAAAGTTTGAGCCGGGCAATAAATGGTAATCCAACGCTTGACACATTAGAGAAAATAGCTCAAGCTTTAGAGGTGCCGGTATCAAATTTATTCGATGTTGAATCTGAATTGTATGGATTATTGTTGTTCCGGGGTAGAACCTATAGAATAGACAGTGATCAAGCATTACAAACATTCCTAACCGATTACTCAACCGGACCGGTTATTGAACATGAGTAAATTAATATCGAATCAATACACAAAATGAATCGGTTAGTACTAAAACTAACCGATTCTTTCTTTTAAATACCGTTAAACAACTAATTGACCGGTATTATTTGTACTCGACATACTGTTGAAAATGACATAATCTTTATTTTCACTGAAACTCAGGGACAATTTTTTTTTGCGTTTTTAATGCTATTTTAGTTGCATGTAAATATTTCATCCAGTTTCAATTGAATTAAAAACTGCAAAAGTAGCTGATTTCGTGATTTTTCATAGTATTAGATTTATTGTTATAGAAAAGTCGAGTTTATACAGGTTCTACTTTTGTTTCATTATGAGTAGCAACATGTTTGTATAATTTGGGGATAAATGTATTTTCCGCCTTTTTTTTATAATTGTACCTTGGTAATTATAAAATAATTGTACTTTTGTTGAAATCTAAAAATCAAATACTATAAAATCATGAGTAAATCAACAGAAAAAGCTGTAAAACAAATAAAGGCAATACAACCTAAAAAAGTAAAATTAAGAGCTTTTGAGATACCAAATAAAGAACTTGACAAGTCAAAAAATGATTTACTAAAACACCTGAACAAAAGGTTGGTTGAAAATAAAAGTAAGGCAAATGATAGAATGATGATTCTAAATTTAGAAGATGAAAATAAAGAGGAAGATCTTTTATCATTTTATAGAATTACCAAAAGCTATATTTGCGGATCAATTATACGAATTTTTTATGCCGATGAAACATCAAAGATCCCAAATGACTTTCTTGATCACGAACAAATCACGATGTCAGAACTTGAAAAAGATAGTGCCACAACCCAGAATATGAGATTCAAAGAACACTATTATTTTTTCATGAATGATTCTTATTTGATTTCTAATTTTCAATCTAATTCTCACATTAAAAGATTTCAAACATATATTAATTGGTTAATTCAAATTGAAAGAGGAGATGTAATATATGAGTTCACTCCTAAAGTTCAATCTGTAGACAAATTTCATCTTTCTGAAATAAAAAATATTGAAGTTAAAGATTCGGCAATATATAAGGATGATGATTCAAAAATAAAGTCAAACTCATTACTTACATTAAAAGATGATTTAATCAAACTGTTTTTAAATGATGTATCGGACTTTGATGAGATTAAAAAACAACAAATTGTTTCTGCGCAACTACTTCTAAAATTTAGCAAACCAAAGGAAATGAAGAAAGAAGCGTATGAAAAAATTATGGGTGCATATCTGAAACCAATTTCAGAAACAGATGATGTCGTTTTCACTACAAAAAAGGGAAAAAAGATTAATGGTTCAGATATATTAATGACTAAGGATGTATTGATTGAACTTACAGAATCTAAAATGATAAGTGAGGAGCAATTATTACAGGAAATGGAGTTATTTATTCAAGAAATAAAGAAATGAAAACTATTGTAAGAACAATAATAGTTATAGTACTATCGACTATATTGTCTGTCTTTATCAAAACTGTCCCTGGAGAGTTTTTTATTTCAACGATATTCAATGTCTCTGGAATAATGTTTTCCGTTGGATTAGGTCTATTAGTGACATTTAATCTTAATGGATTGAAAAACAAATCTGTTATTAGAGATATTCGAGATAACCTAAAGGTTGTTAGAAGTTCATTTATAATCCATTTTTCAATGACAACAATCGTGTATCTACTTACTAAATTGTTGTCAGACTATAAGTTCACAGATTTGTCATTTTGTGGGTTGAATGCAAATATAAATTGGACTATAGTATTTTGTATTTTGATGATATACAGTATTATCTATTTTGTGATAAATTTCTTTTCGATACAAAAGTTGAACGAAAAGATATATGATGAATTGAATAAATGATGAGTTGCGAGAGAAAAATATTATTAGACAAAAAGGGTCGACTCAAGTAAATGAGTCGGCCCTTTTTATTTATCTATAATTAACCCGAGGATGCACCAGAAAGAAATTCTATTTCATTGTATTATAGACTTGAATATTTTGTTCTCTGTAACAAGGTTTTGTATGTCAAGCATTCTTAATGCTGTCTCTACTTCGGAGCGCTTGAAGTAAACTTTTCCACGCTTAGGGTTTCCTGTAGGGTATCCGGTAATCCATCCTTTGTGCCGAAGGTCATCAATAATACGTTGAGTGTGTTTTTTGTATGCCTGTTGCTGGGTGAGTACGTCATTAAGTAACCCTAGTTCATTTAGCGTATTGTACACGCCGATCTGCATTGCAGCGGTAATAATTTGTTCTAATTGTCGATCTTCCATTTTGTAGTGGCTTGTTTGAATTTATCTATAATTTGCGAGTTGGACTTTTATCAAACCCCTGATAACTCTTTATCAAGGTTGCCTTTATTCGTTTTATGTTTAGTCCGACAAATATATAAATAATTGGGATACAAAGGATGGTTGATGATTGCTTAACAAGAATTTTTTGTTGTGTTTCGTAAATCTCTTGAACTATTTTGAATGATTCACCGGTAAATGAGATTCTACCATCTGAAATCTATATTCATACTTTAAAAAAGCAAAACGGTTTTTCTAGGTTCCTAGAAAAGCCGTTTTGATAAAATTATTGAAGCTTAGTATTTAATTAGTCACCTTATGTGTACACAAAGGATATTACCAATTATTTTTTTTTTCATTTACCATTATGGTTGATAATTGACTCCTTAATTCAAAGATTATCAATTCTAGTTTGTTAGATACAGATGACTGGATATCACGCAGCACATCGGTCGCATTATATGACCCATTAAATAAGGGATACATAGAATTTCCAGAATCATCCAATACGTCATTTATATCAACAGTCCATTTATATTTACCGTTTTTTAAATTGAAAGTGATTGTATATTTACATATCGCATCATTATTTTCTCTATAATAGTAAATGAAACTTTTCTGTGCTCTGATTATAATTTTACTCCCATCCGGACTAATGTATTTAATGACTGATTTTGGGTCTTCATATGTCTCCGCTATCCATTCATTTATATGCTTATTTATTGCTTTTAATTCTATGTTTTTACATATAACTACATCATCGTATGTTGGAAAACTATCATTTTCAACAACAACTCTACTATTTGAATTGCTTGAATAAATATTTTTATTATCGGTTATTTTTATTGATTTGTCTCGATTTATCTTGATATCACTATTTGAAATAGTCTTGAACTTAAATTCTTCTTTGTTTTGACTAAATCCAGCTACCGAAATAAAAAGCATTACCGCTAAAATAATTTTCTTCATAATAATTAGCTTAATTGATTAGATTGTAAAAATAGTAAAAATAATTTAGTGACGCTATATAAACAACAAAATGCACACCGGTATAGTGTGCATTTTTAATTAAGATTAAATAAGTGATTATCTTTGAAATACTCATCTTGTTTTAAAATCACGTGAATCATAATCGCGCGGATCGTAATCAATATCTCTTGAACTATCACGCGTAATACTTTTTATGAAAAATGTTGCTGAAGTCTTTTGATCTGCTCCCCAATAATGGGATAATTTCTTTATAAATCCATTGTAAACTTTTCCATTGAGAGAGCAGCTTACTAACCCATTTTTCTCCGTTGGTAAATCAACTATTTCACCAATATCACATTCTAGTATGTCCGGTGTAAATAGCGATGAACCAACAATAATATCTGCTTTCTCCGAAACTCCATTAATTGAAATATCAGCATTCCCAAGTCCGGAAGTGAATTTCAAAACCGATGTAGACATACCCAGTAAACTTGCGTTTCGTTCCAAGCATTTACGAGGTGAAAAAATAGCATTGAACATTGTATCGGTACTCGCGACACCGGTGATTACAGCATTTCTATCAAGGATGAATTTTCCGTTATCCGGGATAACATGTACAACGAATATTCCATTGTCTGATTGATCATCCGTACTGTTCTTTTTATACTGTTTATCAGATAGCAATTGGAACCCATAGGCATCAGTCCGATATGGAGAAGTCAGATCAAGGACGTTTATCACATTTTTTACTCCTGTACTCCATTCCTCTAAAAATCTAAACTCATCAACTCCGTTTATTGATTGGTATTGAATAAGTGCAATACCAATTTTTACACCGGTGTACATATAATCTTGATTTTTCGAAAATTTGAAGTTATTTATCTCGGGTATGACTAATGCGGGTTCGGATGAAAAGAACTTATCCCGGAGTGAAAAACGAATAGTGTTTCCGTCAATGTCATATTCATAACCCCAACATGATTTCATATAAGTAGAAAAATCACTGAATGAAGTATGCAAATACTGTTTTTCGAAATTACGGATACTTTCGCCGGCAGCTATCCTAATATTTTCATCATGTTCGTCAACAAGCGCAGTGTAAACTCCGCTTGTTTCAGTAAGATTATCAACTAATGCCTGGACTAGTTTCCTTTCACTGACAATCGGAATAGAAATATTTGCTTTTGGCATTGCAAGCCATTCTATTTGGATGGATCCACCGCTCTCAAATTCAAATTTATTCAGTGTAAGATGCGCTGTTAGAATTCCAGCATCAACATGATGCTGATAATCTAGTTCCAGATAGTAATTAAGGCCATCGACATCATTTAGAATTGTTTTAGTTACATCAATATTTATATGATAATCAACGTTATTTCCTCCACCAAAAGTACGAAGTGACGTTCTCTCTTGAGTATTTGCGCAAACTAGGTATAAGTAGGCTATATTAAGTGGATATCCAAAATTTACATTGAGTGTTGCTTTCAAAGAAAACGTAAATTGTTTTGCAAACTTTGATTGAATTAGATAATGTTTATACTCGTTATTATTATAGCTATACCAATCAGATCCATTCCACTCGCGTATATCGTATAATCCACCAGTTAAAGGGAACGGTTTTGCTAATACCTGGCTACCTTGAGTAAAAGGGTTATTATAATTTGCATTTACATCCTGATCAGAGGCATAAATAGATAGGTAAAGAGGCCCACTATAATTTTGAAGAGCGCTATTCAAAGTGGGATATCCAATTATCTCACCTGTAGTCCATGTAAGCGTTTCTTTTATCTCTAATCCATCATAATCAAGCGTATCAGGGGTAAGCGTTTCGACAGGAATATCGTACTTTTGAGAAGCATTAGATTTGATCATTTCTTTCAATCCGTTCTCGTTTGCTTCTAGTTCTATAGTCGTATTTGTGCGAGTATAGGTAGCAAAATTTAGGTCAAGAACTACTTTTTGTTCGTAGCTCCATAAATCGGGGAATGTGTCTTTACGAACACTTACAACTAATTTCGCATGAGCTTTCAAACCTTGTGTATCGTTAATCTCCTGTACAATTTCATATGATTCACCGGTAAATGATATTCCACCGTCTTGTAGTTGGATAAATGCACCGCTAATTCCATCGCGAACAATGTCCGTCGAAAAGGATTTCCAATTTGCAAAATCAGCAGTAACATCAACCGATTGTGATACTGAATTATCAGTATACTGTAAAACGTATTTTATTTTTGGTGGGGTCACATGGTTTCTCATGAGTTAATATATAATAGGATTCATATTGATAGTTGTATTTTTAATGAGCAGTTAATTGGGAATGACCCGGTTTAGTCATTCCATCCACTTTTTTTGTTACTTTTTATTGCATCTACTATTTTAAGGTTCGTACTTACCATATTTTCCATATTCCTATCTAAATTATTCAGTTTACCAAGTTGATTAATTTGTCTTTCAGTCTGTTTGACTAACGAACCCATTTGTTTACGCATAAGCGCGTCATTGTAGGCATTAATCTCAATACTTGGTGTAGTTGCATACATAGATCGAATTGAAGCATCAAAAGCCATTTCTTGAATTGCTTTATCGTAGTCCGGGAATACCTTTGTATGAATAGGAAGACTCATTACCGTTGGAACCTTTGGAGTTTTGATAATACTACCCGATGGAGTAACGGCCATCTCGTGCTTTCCACCATCTCCTAAAATAGCATTACCACCAATATGATCATTGGTCCCAAGAGCATACGCCGGAATCGGTTTTGAAAGTACAGCACCTAATTCCAGCGCTCCCATAGCCCCAATTATTATTGATAATGGTACATTTGGAAGTGCTTCTACTACTGCTGTAGCTGTATTCAATAGGATATTAAATACAGACATCTCTTTATCAAACTTTGCCTGTTTGATTTTAGTTTGCTTCGCTTCTTCGTTTAGCTGATCCTCTCTTGCTTTTGCTTGATCATCTATAGAGGCTTTTCTGGCATCGGCTTCTTCCTGAGATAATACACCGGACTTAAATTTTTTATCTATGGCATCGGTCTCGGCGGCTGCCGCTTCGGTATTAGCCGTTTTTAGCGCATCAATTTTATCCAGTTGTTCCTGGAACTGATTATCTCCGATTTCTTTTATTGCAGAAGCAGAGGTTTTGATAAGTTCAATCAATTTCTTTTGAAGAGCTTTCTCAGATTGCAGTTTCTTATCTGCTATTTTAGCATCACGTTGCTGTTTTTTATCTGATAATTCTTGTTCAAGTTTTGTAGTATCTTTACCTTGTTTCTTTAAATTTTCAATCTCTTCCTCACTAAGCCAAATCTGATTTGAAAGTTGAGCATCTGCTCCACGTTCTTTAATTTCAGCTATGTCCTTTTCATACTGAGATGCAGATAATTTTCCTTCAATATACTCACGATTTTTTTCTTCAAGAGCATCGTTAGTTTTTTTAGTTTCAATATTACTTACTCTACTCTTGAAATCAGAGTTTTTAGATTCTTTTTGAGAATCCTCAAGGGCTGCACGTTGAGCTTTTATATTAGCCAACGTTGTGTTTAATGCAGTTATAGTTATTTCTCCATTTAAGTATCTTGATCGTGCTATTTTTTCATCTGCATGAGCTTGTATTTCAAATAGAGTACTAGTAATATGTTGTTGATATGCAAGAGATTTATCACCATAATCCTGAGTCGATTTTACTTGAGATTCTTGGAATGATTTTTCTTCATTCAGATATTTTACAAACCATTTTGATTTTATATCGAAAAGGCCTTTTTGGCGTTCCAATTCATACTGAACAAATAGGTCTGTTTTTTTTTGCTCTGCTTCGGTGATAGCAATACTAATCTTATTGAAATCCTCCTGAGCCTGTGCTTTTACTTTGGGATCTTTAGTTTGGTGAACCACTGCGTTAATATCAGATTGTTGTGTTTTAAGATCGGCTATATAGTCTGTAACTTTTTTCTTTTTCTTATCAATAGTTACATCAAATGCAGCAATTTCATTTTCCTGCATATTCTGAATAGTTTTGGCCTCAGATTCTTCCATAGCAATATCCCACTCAAATTGTTTAATCTTAGCAGCTTTATATATTTTGTGTTGGCTTGCATCAAGTTTGCCGCTTTTAATACCATTTTCCTCTAATTCTTTCAGATAAAGATTATAGTATTCTTTGTATTTTGCACTCATGGTACCTTGGTGCTTTGCAATATCATCGAGTTGGCGTTTACGTTCATTCAATTCAATCGTTTTCATTTCATTTGCAAGATTCTTTCTTTTCTCTATTGCTCCTTGCATTGAATAAGCAGTACCAAATATGCCACCAACATTCACGTTATCTGTCATTCCTTTTTTTGAATTGACCTTTGCTTCTTCTATGGCTTTACCAATGGCCTCGTATTCTTCCCAAAGTCCTTTTGCATCTTTACCGGCATTTCTTAGTAATTCCTGCTGTGATTTAGTCTGAGCATCTACATAAGCAACCATATCCTTTTGACTTTGACCAAGGAAAGCATTTGCATAGGCCATTTTCATCATAGCATCAATATACGCATCCTTTTTACTTGCAATTATATCAAGTGCCTGGCCTACACTGGTAGCCTTACCAAAGTTTTCACCAAGTCCTTTGTTATATTTATCCAATGCGAGTATTTCTTCTTCATGATTACCCTTAGCAGCTGATAGTTGTACATTCATTTCTTCAACTGACTTAACGGCATCGGCATACACTCCACCACCGTCTTTCATAGTTTTATGAATCATCTGTTGAGCGCTGTTTAAATCATATAATCTTGACGTAAGTGAACGAACTACTTTATCACCTGCAAATAGGTTTGAAGCCCACTTTAATATTTCGGGACCAAATGCTACGAATAAAGCAACGCCTACAGACATTATCCCTGTAAGTCCAAATATTGACTGGCCGAGTAGCTTCATCATCGAAGCAGGTTTTACGTCAGTTTCTCCGGCTTTGAATGCAGCAGTAAGTAATTTTTGCTCAGCAGAAACAGACTTTATAGATTCAGCAAGAGGAATAAGGTTATTTGATAGGGACATAATGAATGTTCTACCAGATATCCCGGCATTCGGTAACTCTTTCAAAATTTGGCCAATATTTATACCCATCATTTTAGTGGCAGATGAATAATGGCCAACATCCCTAGTAAAATTACCGAGTGAACCTTCAGTACTTTTTAGAGCATTTGATTGCTCAAGAATACTGGCCTGCATGGCTTTTCCACCCGCAGTATTTTGCTGTGCTGCCGAAAGTTTACTATAAGCCTTGTAATTTAAGTCGAATTGTGCCGACAGCTGCTCCCGGCTCCCAACTTCTGCATTATTTGCAGCGAGTACCAATCTATTGATAGCATTAGCCTGAGATTTACTCATATTCATTTTATCAACAGAAATACCCTCTTTTGCTAGGATATTGATCATCGTCTGTTTGGCATTCATCAACTCCATTTCGGCCTTAGCTGCTTTCTCTGTATTGGCAATAGACTTAGTAAGTAGGTCAATCTTTACCTGATCAGCTTTTGCAGCTGATTCTTGCGCTTTCTGAGTAGCAAGAATTGCCGATGCACGTTCCAATTCAGCTTTTGCATTTACTTCCTGAGCTTTTGCAAGTTTAAGAGCAGTATCGGCACGAAGCTTTTCAGTTTTTTCAGCTTCCGTTTGTGCTTTCTGAGTAGAAAGAATAGTTTCGTTATACTGCTTTAGCATAGTAGTAATGTCATTTATTCCTTTTGAACTACCAAAGGCATCACTGAAGGCTTTGGCATTAACAGCACATGCAGCTAGATTTTCAGAAGAGCTCTTCAGCTGTTTATCTAAGTCATCAAGCTGTTTCTTGATTGCTCCTTCATCTATAATTCTATCAATTAATTCGCTCATGACTATTTTTTATGTTTGTAAGATGTTCTATTATTTTTTATTGAATGACAAATGTCGTATTCAATCAGTCTTTCGTTTAAACCCAATTTCAAGTTCTAGACCTTCAGATAATCCGATCTCAATTTTTTGAGGCGCATCATAACCGAGCATCTTACTAATACTGTCAAGGCTCTTCTGTTTATCATAGAGCTTAATTTTCACCCACTCTTCATCAACCCACGTCCCGGGTTCTCCGTCTACTCCTTTTTCGTACCGCTTATCACTTTTCGTGCTTATCTCTTGAATGCAGGACTTTTGTTCTTCGGATAGGCTATCGAACCGTTTTAAGCTTATCCAACCCTCACGGAGGTCTGATGCACTAGAAAAGGCTATTTTTTTATGCTCGTTCAATACTCGGAGTGCAGAAATACCGGATGTTTCAGATAAATTTGATTGTAAAATTTTAATTCGTTCCTTAATCTCAGGTTTTCTTAGGTTTTCGCTTCCAATTGAGCATGCAGTTCTTTCGCTGTATCCCGCCTTTATTGCTGCCCTAGTTGCGTTATAATCAATGCAATATTCACTGCAGAATAGCTCTTGCTTAAAGGTTAGTTTTTTTTCTTCTTGAACTACTTCTGACTTTTTCATAGGTGTATTCTTGATCTAAATATGTGTAAAATGTGATTATTATGCTTATAAATAGGGTAATTGTATAATTATTGCAGATAGAATTACTATTCATAACTAACCGGGATTGGCATTATGTTGTCCTGCTCATCGATATCAAATAACTCAATCACATCAGCATTATCCATTGCTTTTTTGAAATCATTCAATGCCCGGACCGCTTTTTCGTGCAGTTGTCGTCGGGTTATTCCGGTTTCTGTACGTACATATTGCCTATAGCAATCTTTCAATTCTTCTTTTGATATCTCAGAGAATACAATGTTTCCATTTTGCGAAATAGAAAGGTAACGCAAAAGGTGCTGCACACCGGTAATATTGCATTTGTCGTGTAATAAGCCGACTGCAGCCCTTAGATTTTTAATCGGAATGCTATCTTTATTCACCTCAGCTTCTATTCCAGAACAAGAATTGTAGAGTATATCTGCTAGGTAATTATTTGAAATTTCTCCTATACCTAATTTCTCAAATTCACATTGAATTTTTGGGCAACACGGCAATACAATAGTATCTAAATATTTCAACTCCTTCTTGATGTTTATTTGATCTTCATAGACTATCAATGGCTTTAGTTCTTTCATCCTAGTGTGATTAATTGTTATAAACTTAAATTGCTAAATTGGATTTTCTCTATTTTTAAAATATAGTATCACTAATTTAAACAACTTGGTTTTCAATACACTTTGGTTAAATTATATTGATTGACAATACTTTTTACTCTATTTGTTATAGTTCTTTTTGGTGACACTTGGATTATGCCCTCTTGAAAGAGTACGGCAGTTAACGCTGTTTCTATTGTTAAGTAAGATTTGTATAGCTGTTTTTTGATATTGTCACATTTATTATAAGTAGATATTGGTTCTTGCATAACAAATACATGGTTGAATACTTCCTTCTCAATTTTATTCATGTCAAACCTTTCAACTATTTTACATAAAGTTTTAAGCTTCTCAAGAATCTCATGAGATTTATCTATCTCAGGTTCTTTTAGATCTACAATTTCAAGTCGCGAATAATCAACGTTGATATCTATAGGCAGCCTGTTGCGATTTTTAAATCGATAGGGTGCTGTATTTGATGTTGCATTCATTTTTATTAATCTGAGGACAAAAAAATCAAGTTCGCAATATTGTTCTTTCCTTGAGTGAAGCAGTTTAAGAAGAGAATCCTCATCCTTTTTTAAAAGCGATAATAGAACCTCATTTAGAACATCGACAGCCTGGTCCTGCAAACCTGCTTGTTCTGTATGAAAAGAAGAGTAGTCCAACCAACGATCATAGCGCTTCTTGATATATTTTTCAATTTCAATATTCATAATGATTTCTTTTAAAAAGGTTTATCTTCGTGTTTGTCGTAAAACTTTGACATTTGACCGTTGTGTTTGAATTCAATCTCACATGTCGGCATTCCTCGGCCTTTAGCAATATCTAGGATTAGCAACCCTTTTGTATTTTGACGCTCATATTCGTCAATATTGTAATACTCGGGTCGCCATAAGAATTCTACAATATCAGCATCCTGTTCAATAGCTCCTGATTCCCTAAGATCAGATAGCCTGGGACGCTTATCAGCTCTATCTTCACAAGTACGACTTAGCTGTGATAAAGCAATTACTGGAACTCCTAACTCTTTTGCCATTAGTTTAAGCGCCCGGGACGTTTGACTAACTTCTTGCTCTCGATTATAGGACCGATTATCATTTTTCATATCTAGCAATTGAAGATAATCGATGTAGATAACATTGCATTTCCCTTGTTTTATCAACTGTTTAGAAATATTTTTAATCTTACGAACCGTTTGATTGCTATTGTCATTAATTTGGATATTTAGTTTCAATACCCGATCGGCACCGGTAC